TAGCGTATACTGATGTTATATTATGATGGAGAATGTGATGACAAACGAAAAAACAACCTTTGAGAATGCACTGTTCAATAAGTTCCCTGACGTGAAAGACACTGGCACGGTTTCGCGCCAGCAGTTGATCAGCGTGTGGCAGGATCTTCAGTGCAAATGGCCAGGATGGTTGATGGCGAACCGAGTGGGTCGTGGTCTTTATGCGATTCCTGGAGGTCAAGTCTTATCTGAAGCACCAATTGAGGCGAAATCTGTGACTGTTGATTATACAACCATCCGTACTCTTATCCCAGCGGTTGATGGGAACTACGTCGCGAATGCGAGTAAGAACTACAGAGATCTTGAGCTGATTGTCAAGTCTCAGATGTTCTACCCTTCTTATATCTCTGGACCGACTGGTAACGGTAAGTCTACGATGATTGAGCAAATCTGTGCAAAGGCGAAACGTCCTTTGATTCGTGTTAACCTGAACAGCATGACTGACGAAGATCAGCTGATCGGTTCTAAAACTCTTGTCGACGGCAATGTTGAGATCATCGAAGGACCAGTACTGGTCGCGATGCGTCTTGGCATCCCACTGCTGCTTGATGAGATCGATGCTGGTTCGGCAAACACTCTGCTTTGTCTCCAGCCTATCCTTGAGGGCAAACCTTTCTACTTCAAATTGAAGAATGAGGTGATCACTCCTGCCAAAGGATTCAATGTGTTCGCTACTGCAAACACCAAAGGTAAAGGTAGTGACGATGGTCGCTACATCGGTACTAACGTGCTGAACGAAGCGTTCCTCGAGCGTTTTGCAGTTACCTTTAATCAGGAATACCCTTCCGCTGCTGCTGAGAAGCGTATCGTCCTGAACCTAATGACCCAGTACGACTGCGTCAATGAAGACTTCGCTGACGTCCTCGTTAAATGGGCTGACGTCATTCGTAAGACTTTTGACGCTGGTGCGATCGATGAGAATATCACCACTCGTCGTCTGGTTCATGTCGTCCGTGCCTTCAGCATCTTCAAGAATGAGAAGAAAGCTGTCGAGTTGTGTGTCAATCGCTTTGATGATGCTACTCGCCTTGCTTTCGTTGACCTCTTCGAGAAGGTTGCTGGAGGCGAGGAAGGCAATGATGTAATCACTGATGCAGACATCCCTCTGGTTGATCCAGAGGTGGTGTGAAATACTTGCAAATAACACTTGACTTATTACAATTCCTGGAGTATACTATACTCTAGGAAACTTGAAAAGGGCTTTATATTATGTTGACATACTCTGAACTTACCAAATCGCAAAAACGATGGGCGCATGCCATGATCGAGTTTTACCCTAAACTTGAGAACGGTGGATCTATCACTCTGAATGAGTGCTGGGTTGCTTCCACAACACTCTATGCCCAGCGTGTAGCTGGTTCTCCTAAGATCGGTTACCCTAACTGGCTCTTTGGAGTTAATAAGATTAGGAAGGGTCTTTACTTCTTCCCTGCTCCTGGTGCTGAACCTGCTGCATTTATTGAAGAAGCGAAAGCTCAAACCCTTGCAAAGCGACTTGACAACAAGAACGCTTTCGTAGTAGAATGTAAAGAAGACGAGGACTTCCTCGCTGAACTTTTAGAGGCTGGCATCCAGATTAAGGTTGCCCCTCAAACACCAACACCTCTCTGACCCTTGGAAGGTGTGTTTTGGTAGGGGGATGGTCGCCATCCCATCTCCCTACATTTTTATTATTGTGATTGGTTGGAGATATTATGAAGAAAGACTGGAATACTTCTGAAAGTGGTGCGATGCGCGAAGCCATCGGCGTTCCGTATTTCCGTCAGCTGCCTCTGGAGTCTTTGGCTGCTGGTGCTGCTGCTTTGGAATACGGTGCAGCGAAGTATGAAAACCGTAACTGGGAAAAAGGATTACCGTGGCAGCAGATGATTGATAGTCTGAAGCGCCACATCGATGACTTCGAGCGTGGTCGTGATTATGATGACGCTGAAGGTGGTTCAGGGCTACCACACATCTGCTTGATTATGTCGTCCGCTATGATGCTTTCAGCTTCGGTTGTTCGCAACATTGGTCAAGACGATCGTCTTCCTGCAGTAGATAATAATGCTCTCACCGCAAAAGAATGCGCTAAATGGATTGAAGCTCAACTTATGCTTACTGAAACTCAAAAGGAAAATTCGCTATGAAATTCTCAAAAGAAACCCTCGCCTTGCTGAAAAACTTTGCAGGCATTAACAGCAACTTGTTGCTGAAAGCTGGTAACCGACTGTCTACGGTTAGCACACAGAAGAACGTGATGGCTCACTCTTCCATCACAGAAACTTTCACCAGCGACTTTGGTATCTACGACTTGAATGAGTTCTTGGGTGCTATGTCATTGTTTGAAGATCCTGATATGGAATTTACCGACAAGTTCGTGAAGATCTCCTCAGGTAATCAGTCTATCAAATACTTCGCAGCTGAAGCAAGTGTTCTGGTTGCACCAACCAAAGACTCTCTGCCAGTTGATGCTGATGTATCCTTTGACCTGACTGCTGAGCAGCTTGGTATGATTATCAAAACTGCATCGGTTCTTCGTGCGTCTGACGTATCGATCATCGGTGGTGATGGTATTATCACTGTATCGGTTGGTGACAAGAAAAACGCAACAGCCAACAGCTATTCGTTTGAGATCGGTACTGACGATCGTGAGTATCAGGTCAACCTCCGTGTTGAGAATCTGAAGATGGTTTTGACAGACTACTCTGTTGCGGTTTCCTCTAAGCGCATCAGTAAGTTTGCTGCCAAGAAAGGTGATCTGACCTACTACGTTGCTGTTGAGGCAGATAGTAAGATTGCCCTGTAAGAACGAGGGGAGTATACTTCCCTTATACATTTTTAATTATGGAGTAAGTGAATGACTGAACAATACCTCTTTGTAGAAAAGTACCGTCCCCAGACTATCGACGAGTGTATTCTTTCAAAAGAAATGAAAGACACATTCCGACAGTTTATTGAGTCTGGTGAGTTGCCCAACTTCCTCTTTTGTGGTGGGGCTGGCGTTGGTAAGACTACAGTGGCTAAGGCTTTGTGTAATGAGATCGGTGCTGAGTATCTCTTCATCAACGGTTCGGAGGAGTCAGGTATTGACGTCCTTCGTACCAAGATCAAGAGCTTCGCTTCATCGGTTTCATTGACAGATGCTAGGAAAGTAGTTATTCTCGATGAGGCTGACTACCTGAATGCTAACTCAACTCAGCCAGCGTTGCGTGGGTTTATTGAAGAGTTCTCGAATAACTGTCGGTTTATCTTTACCTGCAACTTCAAGAACCGCATCATTGAACCATTGCACAGTCGCTGTGCTGTGATTGAGTTTAAAGTTCCTGGTCCTGAAAAGCCAGCGGTTGCCGCAGCATTCTTTAAGCGTGTGATCAATATCCTCAATAACGAAAAGATTGAGTTTGATCAAAAGGCAGTTGCCTCGCTTATCGAACGTCACTTCCCAGACTTCCGTCGTGTGTTGAATGAACTTCAGCGCTACTCGGTTTCAGGTAAGATTGACAGCGGTGTTCTTATCAATATGACTGACGAGTCCTATAAGACTTTGTTTGGTCATCTGAAGGATAAGAACTTCACTGAAGTCCGTAAGTGGATTGCCAAAAACTCAGACGTTGAAACGACTCAGTTGTTCTCCGAGTTCTTCAACAAAGCTATTGAGCATATGGAAGCTCAATCCCTCCCACAACTTGTACTGATCCTTGCTGATTACCAATACAAAGCTGCATTCGTCGCTGATAGCGAACTAAATAAGATTGCAGCAATGACGGAAATCATGGTTCAGTGTAAATGGAAATAATATTTTTACTTATTATCTTCTTTGGCGGTATGATCTTTGGTGTTGAATATACTAAAAATCGTATCGCCAAAAACATCCAGCGAATAGCTGAAAAGCAAGAAGCTGAGGAGGAAGAACACGACCCCAAAGTACTTCCTCTGAGGTTTGAAACTTATCCAGACACGCAAATAGTTTATTGCTATAATCGTGAAACGAATGATTTTCTTGCTCAGGCAGACAATATGGATGATCTTCTCCAACGTGTTCAGGATCGTTTCCCCAAAATGGAAATGATTGCACACAGGGGAGAACTAGAGGCAATGGTTGATCTTACTTTGACATGGAACCCTACAAAATGAACTTTTTTGACTACTTGAATGCGATCAATGATACCAAGGTCGATCTGATGAAGGACGACCCACTCGCCGTTAAAGAATACAAACCATTCATGATTAATCGTGGATTGTCTTATTTTTCCGACACTGTTATGCAAGCTAACGAGATGAATCTCTACAGCGATATTCCAAGAGAATGGCAGTTTCAATTCCTGCTAAATACTATTACTAGAAAGAAGCGTTTCTCAAAGTGGCACAAAGGTGATGCTGAGACAAAGGCGATAAAACTGGTTATGGAATATTATGGATATTCCTCTGAAAAAGCTAAGCAGGTTGCTGATCTTTTTACGAAGACACAACTTGATCAAATTGAAAAACAGATTAGTAAAGGTGGAAAATAAGATGTCTGTTGAAATGATTTACTACGATTGGACTCCCGAGTCCATGCTTGAAGTGACTCTACCTGAACCAGATAATTTCTTAAAGGTCAGAGAAACTCTAACTCGAATTGGTATCGCCTCTCGCACAGAGAAAAAGTTATATCAGTCCTGCCACATCCTGCACAAGCAGGGTCGGTACTTCATCGTTCACTTCAAAGAGTTATTTGCTTTGGACGGTAAAGAATCAAACATCACGCTAAATGATGTTGAGCGCAGGAATACTATCGCACACTTACTGAGTGATTGGGGTCTGTTGACAGTAACAGATGCTACGAAGTCAGAGGTGCGAGCCAGTCTGTCCCAAATCAAGGTTCTCTCTCACAAAGAGAAAGGCGAATGGGAACTGGTGCCGAAGTATAATATCGGCAAAAAGAAGTGACCTCAAGATAGGCTTTGCTTAAGAGGCATCCCTATTGATCTGGTTTGGTTAAATTTTATTTAAACTTACTAGGAGAAATACTATGTGGACAACACCATCATACTCAGAAATGCGTTTTGGTTTTGAAGTAACAATGTATGTGATGAATAGATAATGATATTCGTTACCGATTGTTACTAGCTTTAATGTAGTAAAAATGCCTGTCATGCGTTATGCGCATGGCGGGCATTCCCAATTAGCTTAGCTAATTACCTTGATTTTTAGGTTTAAACACCTAAATATAACTGAGATGCCGAAAGGGTCTCTAATTTTAAACTCGCTTAATAGGAGAATATAAGCATGACTACTCACGATATAAAATCCCTCGCGGATACTTTTCTGAAAGACTTTGGCAAATTCGGTATTGGCTTTGATGAAGCGTTCGCGCAAATTCAACGTGTCAATGACGACATCGCTAAAAACATCCCAAACTACCCACCATACAACATCAGGAAGACTGCTGAGAATCAGTACGTAATCGAGATGGCTGTAGCTGGTTTTGGTAAACAGGATATCACTATCGAAACTGAAGGTGACAAACTCGTCATCAAAGGTGCGGTAGCTCAAGAAGAGGATCAAGCGCCAATGATGTGGCAGGGACTCGCCTTCCGTCCTTTCACTCGTATGTTCACACTCAACGATCAAGTTGAAGTCGCTGGTGCATCGATGCTGAATGGATTACTGAAGGTCACTCTAGACCGCATAATCCCAGAAGATAAGAAACCAACTAAAATCGATATCACAGACTAAACGTCTCTGATATTCATAAGTCTGCCCCTATCCTCACAAGGGATAGGGCTTTCGCATGCTGAACCCAAGGTAAAGAAATGTCCGCTATTATAAATGCTCTCAAGAAAGCATTCCGAAGAAACGATTATATGTTAGCCATGACTCGTATGGCTAAACTAGAATATGGAAGAGATTGGCAATATGCTTTGACTCAATTGTTAGATGGCAAAAAGCCATGACACAGTTGTTCAACAAGATATTCCACTTCTTCAAACCAGAAATCCCAACCCACGATAAATCCGAGTACGATTATTTGTGTCGCTCTACAGACCTTGTAGACCTCGAACGTCGTCAACGTAAAATCCAACAAGGAACAGCACCATGGCAACGATTCGCAAAGTAAGTCACTCTCTTTTATCATTCTTTGACAATTTAGGTAGAGCTAGGGCTGCTGCTCGATTGTCGCAAATGGGATACCACGATCTAGCAAGAGATCTTATGCTCAAATAACACTTGCCTTGCAAGAAAATATACGTCATAATGATTGAATCACCCACCACTAAAGGATTTAAATATGTCTGTGAAAGTAATTATGTTGACCTCTGGTCTAGAGATCGTTTCCGAAGTCCTCGACGGTCTTCTGAACGATACCACTCTAGTACTAAAGTCACCCTCGATCATCATGCAACAGCCTGATGCCACTGGAACAAAGGTTAGCATCGGTCTAGCACCGTTTGCTCCTTATACTGAGAAGTCAACAGCAATTGAGTTGGCTCGTGTAGCAGTTGCCTGTATTATGGATCCAACTGATGCTTTGAAAAACGAGTACAATCGTTTGTTCGGCTCAGGTATTATCGTGCAGAAAAACCAATTGATCACTTGACTTTCCTCCTCTTTTATAGTATGATTAGTGAAACTTGACGGAGAAATGATTTGAGATTTTATACGCACTGCCTACAATATGGAAACAATATCCTCACTCGATATATCGACGAGGACGGTAAACATAAACAGTCGAAAGTGCCTTTCAGTCCGAGCGTATGGACGACCAGTGGTAAAGGATCTACGGATTACAAAACCCTTGATGGTCGTCCTGCGTTCAAGATTGATGTTGGTTCTATCAACGAAGCTAAAGAGTTTGTTGAGCGGTACAAAGACGTTCAAGGTTTCGAGATACACGGTCAGACCAACTGGCTGTATCAGTATATGTGGGAAGCATATCCTAAAGATATTAAATGGGACTATGAAAAGATCCGTGTCATGTCACTCGACATCGAGACTGAGTCCGAGCATGGTTTCCCTTCCGTTGAGCACGTCAACGAAAAGGTTCTTCTCATCACGTGCCAAGACTTCCACAGCAAAGAGATAATCACCTTCGGTACTAAGCCATACACTGGCGACCGTAAGGGTGTTTATGTCAACTGCGGTGATGAAACTAACATGATGCGCAAGTTCCTTGACTTTTGGAAGATGCGCTATCCTGATGTTGTCACTGGCTGGAACGTAAACTTCTTCGACATCCCTTACCTCTATCGCCGATTCGAGCGTCTGCTCGGAGCGGATTTGGCTAAGCAGTTTTCACCTTGGGGTATCGTAAGAGACCGTGAGGTTGCTGTGCGTGGCAACAAGAACTTCGCTTATGAATTTATGGGCATTGTCGTTCTAGACTACATGGATCTGTATAAGAAGTATACGTATCAGATGCAGGAGTCTTATCGTCTTGATCACATCGCCTTTGTCGAACTGGGCGAGAACAAGCTAGAAAACCCCACCGACACCTTCAAAGAGTTTTACGATGGACACTGGAATCAGTTCGTCGAGTATAACATTCATGACGTTCGTTTGATCGACATGCTTGAAGAGAAGATGAAGCTGATTGAGCTGATCCTAACCATGGCTTATACAGCTAAGGTGAACTATGCCGATTGCTTCGGTCAGGTTCGTATGTGGGATATGATCATTCACAATCACTTGCGTGAAGACAATATCGTCATTCCACCTCAGAGCTTTAACAGCAAATCCTCTCAGTTTGAGGGTGCTTATGTTAAAGAACCACAGGTTGGTCAGCACGACTGGGTTGTTTCATATGACTTGAACTCACTGTATCCTCACTTGATCATGCAGTATAACATCTCACCTGAAACATTGAGTGTTCCTCCAGTTCCTCAGCCTCGTGATGTTGACTTCTATCTTGAGAAAGAAACGCCAGTTGATCCAGCTAATAAAGACTACGCTATCGCTGCGAATGGCTCAGGTTATCGGAAAGACATCAAGGGTGTGTTCCCTCAGATTATGGAAGATCTTTACCGAGAGCGTAAAGAAGCCAAGCGTGAGATGCTACGGTATCAACGTGAGTATGAAGCGACTGGTAACAAAGAACTGCTGAAGAATATCAGTAAGTATAGCAATCTCCAGATGGCTATGAAAATTGCTTTGAACTCCGCTTATGGTGCGATGGGCAATCAATACTTCCGTTACTTTGATATTCGTATGGCTGAGGCTATCACTACCTCAGGTCAGCTGTCGATCCGTTGGATTCATAATCGAGTGAACGATTGGTTGAACTCTACACTGAAGACCGACGCAGACTACATCATCGCAGCAGATACTGACTCGATCTATGTCAACTATGGTCCTCTGGTCAAGAGCGTGTTTGGTAAAGACCCTGATGCTGATAAGGTAGTTGCTTTTCTGGATAAGATCTCCAATGAAAAGATGGTTCCTTATATGACTGAGCAGTATGACATCCTCGCCAAACGCCAAAATGCTTATGAGAATAAGATGGTGATGGAGCGTGAGGTTATCGCTGACAAAGGTATCTGGACTGCCAAGAAGCGTTATGTCCTTCGTGTGTTTAACTCCGAGGGTGTTCAGTATGCTAAACCTAAGCTGAAGATCATGGGCTTGGAGATGATCAAGTCGTCGACTCCGACTGCTGTTCGTCAGGCATTGAAGGACGCTGTTCCAGTTATGCTGAATGGCACTAAAGCTGATCTTATCGCATACTCTGATGCTTACCGTAAGGTCTTTAATGCTCTGCCTGTTGCAGAGGTTGCTTTCCCTCGGTCGGTGAATAATCTGCGTGAGTATGCTGACTCTTCCTCAATCTTTCGAAAAGGCACACCGATTCACGTTCGTGGCTCTCTTGTGTATAACTTCCAGCTGAAGCAAGCCAAGCTGGATAAGAAATACAATATAATCAAAGAGGGCGAGAAGATCAAGTTCGTATATCTGCATACACCAAACCATTTCCAGGGAGACGTGATCAGCTTTGTTGGTACACTTCCACCAGAGTTTGACTTGCAAAGATTTATAAACTATGATCTACAGTTCCAGAAAGTATTCCTTGATCCTCTACAGAGTATCGTTAACTCGCTTGGTTGGGATATTACGAACACACATGCTTCACTTGAAGACTTTTTTTAGAAAAGGAGAAAAAATGATAAAGAATGCTATAAAAATTACGTTTTGGTTTATGATTGTTGGTGGATTACTCTTGGGAGCTGCAAAGAATGCTTCTGCTGAGACAAAGTATCAACAAGGATACTATGCCACGGTGGTTGGAGTTGCGCCCAACACTTCATACTCTTACGTACCAGTTAGGACTTGCCACCTCGAGTATGTCAAAGTGCCCAAGGATCGTATGAAAGCCGACATCGGTGGAGT